GAATCCAGAAGATTTTGTAAAAGGAGATGAACTTGGAGAAATTATTGGAATTGTACATTCGCACCCAATTACACCGCCTATCGCTTCAGAGGCCGATAAAATAAGCTGTGAAGATTCAAATTTGCCTTGGTATATTGTCAACCCTAAAACAGAAACTTGGGGGTATTACGAGCCTTGTGGATTTAAACCGCCTTTACTTGGAAGGACTTGGGTTTGGGGTGTTACTGATTGTTTAAGTTTAGTCGAAGATTGGTATTCGCAAGAAAAAGGAATTTATTTTAAAAAGGCTACAAGACCTTTAACACCTGAAATATTTCACGAAAATCCACAATCAAAAGAAGATGGTGATTTCAACAATTATTTAATTACAGCAGGTTTTCGTTCATTAACACCAGATGAAAAACTAGAAAATGGCGATGTTTTGGCAATGAGTATTTTAGGTAAAGGTTTAAATCATGTTGGAATTTTTATAGATGGTGATGTTTTACATCATTTAGGAGATAGACTATCTTGTAAAGAACCATACAATCCTTGGTTGTTAAAATGTACAGGGGGTCGGTATCGTTATGATGCGTAAAATAAAACTGTATGGTGAACTGGCAAAAATAACAGGTCATAAAGAATTAGAAGCTGTCGTTAATACAACAGCGCAAGCTGTAAGCTTTCTTATAAATAATTTTCCAGTATTAGAAAGCCATATGGCAAATAAATATTATCAAGTTTTATTGGATAAAGAAGAAGAAGTAGATATTGAAGAATTGCATTTTCCAATAGGTCAATCTGATATTAAATTTGTACCTGTTATATCTGGTTCTGGTGGAATTGGTAAGGCTTTATTTGGTGGCGCTTTGATTGCCTTAAGTTTTGGTGTTGGTGGTTTATTTACAGCGCCGTTAATTCAATCAGGTACTTTTAGTTTTGCGGCTGCTGGTTTAGGTGCAAAAGCAGCTTTTGGTATTGGTGCTGGCCTAGTTTTATCAGGTGTAAGTGATATGTTATTTCCTACACCTAAAATGCCACAATTTAGTTCTGAACAAGACCCAAGATTGTCTTTTAGCTTTTCAGGTACGCAACAGACTAGCCGAGCCGGAACGCCAGTTCCTTTAGTATATGGAGAAATATTCACCGGTTCTGTGGTAATAAGTTCTTCAATAGATACTGAACAGGTACAAGTATGACCGACAATAAAAAAATTATTCGTGGTTCATTCGGTGGTCGTTCTAGGCCATCTCCACCACCGCAACCTACAAGAACACCAGATACTTTACACAGTAAGCAATTTGTTACTTTTTTAGATTTAATTTCTGAAGGGGAGATTGAGGGAAGTGCGTCAGCATCAAAAGAAGGCATCACTGATAAAACATCTACAGCATACAAAAATGCGTATCTTAAAGATGTGTTTTTGAATGATACACCAGTATTGAGATCTACAGCATCATCAACAAGTCCACAAGATGTTGATTTTAATTTTCAAGATGTAACATTTAATTCAAGACATGGAACTGCCAACCAAACAAAAATTGATGGTGTTGAGAGTTCTTCTTCATCTACACCTGTCGGAATAACAGTAACAGCAGCTTCGCCAGTAACAAGACAAATAACAAATACAAACGTTGATCGTGTAAAAGTTACGATTACATTTCCACAAATACAAGTAGCAAAAGAAAATGGTGACTTATTAGGTGACACAGTACAATTTAAAATTTCTGTTCAATATAATTCTGGCGGTTTTACAGACGTTCACACTGATACTGTTACTGGAAGAACTGCTGACGCATATCAAAAAGATTTTTCAATAAAACTTACTGGTTCTTTTCCTGTTGACATACGAGTTACAAGAATTACTGCGGATAGTACAAGCAGTAGTACAGTAAATTCATTTCAATGGACAAGTTTTTCAGAAATAATTGACGTTGCTTCTACATATGCAAATTCAGCTTATAACGCGATCAGATTAGACTCTCAACAATTCGGTTCTATCCCTAGCCGGAAATTCCGTATTCGCGGTATCAAAGTAAGGATTCCGGGCGCTGGTGCATCAAGTTCAGGAACGCCAACTGTTGATAATGCAACTGGCCGGATTGTTTACCCAGATGGATATATATTCAATGGTGTTATGGGGGCTGCTGTTTATACAAATTGCCCTGCCATGATTTTACTGGATCTTCTTACAAATACTAGATATGGATTTGGCGATCATATAACAGACAGTAATTTAGATTTATTTTCTTTTGTTACTGCCAGCAAATTTGCAAATACTCTTGTTGATGATGGGCTTGGAGGACAAGAGGCGCGATTTAGTTGCAATGTAAATATTCAAAATTCTTCTGAAGCTTTTGATCTTATAAACGAACTAGCAGGTGTTATGAGATGTATGCCAATTTTTACTGCTGGTTCAATTACGATAACTCAAGATTCTCCAAAATCAGCAAGTTATTTATTTAATCTAAGCAATATTACATCTGAAGGTTTTAATTATTCCGGTAGTAGTTTAAAACAAAGACATACTGCTGTTGCTGTTTCATATTTTAATATGGATAGCCAAGACGTAGATTTTGAAGTTGTAGACGATACAACCGCACAAAGTAAATTTGGAATTATTACAAAACAAGTAAAGGCTTTTGCTTGTACATCAAGAGGTCAAGCCGCAAGGTTAGGAAGATCAATATTATTTGCAGAACAAAATGAATCTGAACTTGTTAGTTTTACAACTTCGATAGATGCTGGGTGTGTAGTAAGGCCGGGCGCAATCATTGATATAAATGACCCTGTTCGTGCTGGTGTAAGAAGAGGCGGAAGATTATCTGCTGTTGCATCAACAACAGTTATGACTATTGATGATGCAAACGCTTCTGATTTAGCAACAACAAATTCACCTACCTTTAGTGTTGTTTTACCAGATGGCACGGTTGAAACAAAAGATGTTTCTAATATTACCTCTAGCGGTGTTGTGACAGTAAGTAGTGCATTTTCTCAAACGCCAAATGTAAATACTGTTTGGCTTTTAGCAAATACAACAGTTGAAGCACAAAAATTTAGAGTAATTACTGTTGAAGAACAAGATGGTATAAATTTTTCAATTACAGCCTTATCTTATGTTGAAGCTAAATATGATTTTATTGAAGATGGTTCATCATTACCAACAAGAACTGTTTCTGTTTTAAACGAATTAAAACCACCACCATCAAACCTTTCTGCAACAGAAACAATTGTTCCTATTAATAACCAAGCGGTATCAAAAATATTTATTAGTTGGCAACCTATTGTTGGCGTTATTGAATATCAAGTAAATTACCGCTATGAAAATGGCAATTTTGTTTCTGAAAAAGTTTCAAGACCTGATTTTGAAATAAAAAATAGTCAGCTTGGAACATATGAAATACAAGTATTTAGTTATAATGTACAAGGCCAGCTTTCTGCTACATCAAACGATCTTACTTTTGAAGCTTTAGGAAAAACAGCAAGACCGCAAGATGTTACAAATTTAAGAATAGAACCAATATCAGATCAATTTGTAAGACTTAGATTTGATAAAGCTACAGATGTTGACGTAACCCACGGTGGAAACGTGGTCGTCAGGGCGTCAAATATTGCTGATGGTACGGCAACTTTTACAAATTCTGTTGATGTTATTCCAGCTTTGCCGGGTAACGTTAGCGAATCAATTGTTCCGAATATTGTTCAGGGCGAATATATCTTAAAATTTAGAGACGATGGTGGCAGGCTAAGTGAAGGTGAAACATCAGTTGTAGTTACAAGTCCTGACCCTTTACCAAAATTAACAGTTTTTACAGATAGAGAAGATACAGACTCACCACCTTTTGCTGGGGCGAAAGTTGATTGTTTCTTTTCTGATGATGTAAATGGACTTGTTCTTGGTTCATTAGTGACATTAGATGATGAACCAGACTTTGATACTATTGCTGATTTTGATTTTATTGGTGCTGTTGATATTACTGGAGGATCTTATGAGTTTGCTAATACTCTTGATTTAGGAGGCAAACAACCTCTAAGATT